AATTAGTTGATTTAAAAAGACTTAAACAATGGAACGATAAAAACTACCATAGACTACGTTATCAAACAGACACAAAATATAATAAAGGATATTTACCTCAACAGTTTGAAAGCTACAAAGAATGGATAGGTACTAAAAGTCAAAGAGCAAAGTTTAAACATTTTAATAGTTTTGATTCTCTATGGCACAATATTAAAAATAACTTATATAAATTTGGAAGATACTCTACATGGTTTTATATGCAAACATTGTATGAGTGTTGTGGAATAAACTTTGTACCTGATGATTTAAAATTAAATGACTATGGTGGAAGTAAATCGCATAGAAATGGACTATGCTATGCTTTGGGTAAAGACCAGTGGATAAATGCTAAGTTAAATCAATCACAGATAGAATATTTAGAAACAAAAGCTAAACAAATATTGAACATAATTAGTACAAAGTATAAACTAAAAAATAATCCTTATAAATTAGAAACTGCTTTATGTTCATTTAAAAAAATATTTAGAGCAAAGCAAGGTAGGTATTTAGGTTATTACTTAGATAGACAAGCTATGGAAATTTCTATGGTTGAAAAAGATGGCTGGAGTGGTATAGATTGGTATGTATTTTGGCAAGGAAGAAATGAACTGTTGCATACTACATTAAGTAGCAATATAGTAATAAAACCCCAGATGTATTCACAATTTTTAAATACAGGAAACTTTAATAGACAATTATGAAATGCCTAGCCATAGGTGGTGAACCAGCAACAGGTAAAACTACACTAGTTAAATATATGTATCCTAATTTTAGGACTAATTTTGAATTTGGTCTATTAAAAGGACATTTTGATGAAAAAACTAGCACTAGCCTCTTAGGTCTATACCATACTGATAATACATTTTGCGGAACAGATAGACTTTCTATGGGTGTAAATCCAGACTTTCTTAAATTTGTAGATCAATGCAACAATAAAAGAAATATAGTGTTTGAGGGTGATAGACTTTTTACTAAAAACAACTTATTATATTTACAAAGATACTACGACTTAAAAATAGTTATACTAAAAGGTGCACCTGACACTATTGCAAAGAGACATATAGATAGAAAAGACAATCAAAGTGCTACTTTTATCAAAGGTAGGCAGACAAAGGTAAAGAATATTGAGAATCATTTTAAAGATATTGTAGATGTTTATTTTCCTGTAAATTTGCAAGAAAGCGAGAAATTAGGTAAAATACTCTACGAATGGATAACAAAGTAAAAAAGGACAAAACTATGGCAAGACCTATGAAAACAGTAGATGTTGAAACTGTTAAAAAACTCGCACAAATGCATGCTACTTTTGATGAAATTGCTCAATTTGTAGGGGTCTCTACTAAGACTTTACAACGTCATTATGTCCACCATATAAAAAAGGGGAGAGAACTGGGCAGAATAAGTTTGAGAAGAGCGCAGTTTGAGAAAGCATTGTCAGGAAATGTAGTAATGCAGATATGGTTAGGTAAGCAACATCTAGGACAGACAGAGAAGATAGAACAAACAAACATAAATGAACCTCTGCCATTAGAAATCGTATCAGAAGATGGCAAAGCGAAAGGGTAACGTTTTTGGACAGACTGTTGTCTATGAGAGAACTTTCAAAGGTACTAGTATAGGCAGACGTCCTAGCACTAGCACAATGAATAAAAACAAGAGAAAGAGTTTTAAGAAATATCGTGGACAAGGCAGATGAAACGATCTAACTTTTATCCTAATGGTGAGTTTATACCCTACCAAATGCCTCAGGATTATAGACCATCACAAGGTAGAGGTAGCTGTGGTAATTGTGGTATGTTTTCTCAAAGGAATATGTTCTGTGGTGTTTATAGAACTAAGGGTGTTAAAGATACCTATGTATGCAACAAGTGGCGAGTAAGACATTTTAAAAGATGAAACCTATAATGATCACATTGCTATACCTGAGTACGTTTGGCGATATAAAATTAGATACTTTTGAAATACAATCTAGTTGCTCTAGCTGGTTTCAGCAGAATGTTAAAGTAAATGAGAGAAAACAAAGAAAAGTATTTAGTAATCACGTTTATCACACCTACAAAGACAAGCAAGTTATAGGCTATATTTGTGGTGGTAATGAACCACAATAAATGGTAAATAAAATCAATGGCAAAGTATAGAGGTAGATCAGTTAAACTTAACAAGCCTATGAGAGGTGATGTTAAAAAGTTTAAAGTCTTTGTCAGAAACAGAAGTACTGGTAATATTAAAAAAGTTAACTTTGGTTCAAAGACAATGCGGATCAAGAAAAACATACCAGCGAGAAAGAAAAGTTTCATGGCTCGTATGGGTGGAGTATTGAGAAAAGTACGTGGGCAGAAGTCTTTGAGTCCAGCATATTGGAGCATAAGAGCATGGAGAAGTGGATTCAAACTATAAAAAAATACATTAGAAAGATTCTAAAGTACATTACAGATAAATACATGGTATGAAGTTAAACGAGAACACCGCAGTAGCAATGCCAATTAAAAATATGATTGGAATAATCATAGGTGTTGCTCTCGGTGTATTTGCATATACTGAAATTACTGCGAGACTAACATCACTTGAGACTAGTCGAGAGTTAATGAATAGTGACTTGTTGAAAGCTAGTGATCAAAAAACTATTGATGGTGAGCAGTATTTAATTCTTGAGTCAGCAGTTACAGATTTAGAAAAGGTTACAAAAAGAGTTGATGAAATGATGCACAATGGTGTAAACATATCAAGAATTATGAAAGACATAGACAGACTTAGAAATGATGTAGAAGTTTTAAAAGACAAAGTCAGAGAGAATGGTAAGTATCAATGATATATTTTTTTATGACAATATTTTTAATCTACGTAATATTACATTATATTTTTATAGGTCAATTTAACAAGTATAAACCCACTATGACTAAAAAGGAGTGGGATAAAAAATTATGATAGAGATTGTTGTAGGACTTTTAATGTATTTAAATGGTGATATTGTAGAGCATACTTATAAAGAAAAAATGAGTGAGTGTTTAAAGTCAAAACGTATAGCTGAAAGGGAAGTCAATCCACAGTCAGTTAGGTTTAGTTGTAAAAAAATTAAAGCAGAAACAGAAATCTATATGGGTGCAAAAAAGATTATTAAAATTGTATCAATGACAAAATGATAAAACAATACTCTACACAAGAGAAAGAAGTTTTAAAACCATTAGCAGATAATAAGATTGACATAAAAGGTAAAGGTAATTCTGATCTTGAGGCACAAATAGAAATACTAAAAAAAGAAGTCGATACGTTAAAATCAGTCATTGACATTAAGGAACTAGAAATAGATAAAGAGAAGAAAGCTAAGGAATTATTTTTTAAAGAGATTGGTAACTTAAAAAAGACAATTAGGGAAAAGAACAAGTTTATAGATGACTTATACAAGTACCCATAATATGAGGGCAAGAAATGTTAGATTTTATTTTAAGAAAGTGCGAGAGTTTAGCATCAAAAATATCAACGTACCTATGGAAAATTAGAGTTGTAAGACTATATTACAAAAGAAACAAAAAATGAGCTACACATTAGTACTCAAAATTTGTTCTTCTATAATGTTAGCATGTAGTAATCCTATGATGATCAATCACTTTGATAATCACTATGATTGTGCTATTAAAGGTTATGAGGTTAGTCAAGAAATATTACAAGACATTGGTAGAATAGAGGTAGAGAAAGATAAGATTGTTATAAACTTTCAATGCTATGCAGATAAAACTAACAAAACCACAACATAAAGTTAGCACATCAAATAAAAGATTTAGAGTTTTAGTATCAGGCAGACGATTTGGTAAAACATATCTTTGTATTACTGAAATGATGAAATATGCTACAAGGGTAAAACAAAACATCTGGTATGTAGCACCTACATTTAAAATGGCTAGAGAGATTGCATGGGCAAAGTTAAAAGATATGCTCTCATCATTTAATTGGGTTGATTCTATTAATGAAACAAACTTACAAATAAAAATTAGAAAAACAGGTAGTCTTATTTCATTAAAAGGTTGTGAGAATTATGACTCTCTAAGAGGTGTTGGTATAAATTTTTTAATACTTGACGAATTTGCAGACATTGATGAAAAGGCTTGGACAGAAGTATTACGTGCCTCAATAGCAGATACAGAGGGTCATGTTTTAATGTGTGGTTCACCTAAAGGTTATGGTAATTGGAGTTATCGTATGTTTGAAAAAGGACGTACAGATAATGAGTGGGATAGCTTTCAATACACTACACTACAAGGTGGAATGGTATCAAAAGAAGAATTAGAACAAGCTAAACAAGATGTTGACATTAGAACCTTTAGACAAGAGTTTGAGGGTAGTTTTGAGAATTATGCTGGTGCTGTCTATTACAATTTTCATGCTGTTGATAATGTTAAAGAAAAAAAGATAGATTGGACAAAGCCATTACATATTGGTTTAGATTTTAACGTAGACCCTATGTCAGCAAGTGTTGCACAAATTGATAAAGAAATTATACATTTTGTAGATGAGATAGTTATTTATTCATCAAACACAGATGAAATGGTAAATGAAATTAGGGAAAGATATGGCTCTAAAATAAAGATTTTTATTTATCCTGACCCAGCTTGTAGGCAAAGAAAGACTAGTGCTGGTGGTAAAACAGATTTGTCTATATTACAAAATGCTGGATTTAATGTAAAATGTAAATTAAGACATAGTCCTGTTAGAGATAGAATAAATGCAGTGAACTCTAGACTTAAATCAGCATCAGGTAAGAGACATATTTTTGTTAATCCTAGTTGCAAAATTATTATAAAAGGGTTACAAAGACAAATATATAAGGAAAACACAAATATTCCTGATAAAGAAGATGGGTTTGATCATATGAATGATTCAATAGGATACCTCACAGAGATAGTTAAACCTCTTGTATCAAGAAATATGGATTTTAAACCTCAAAGATGGACAGTACAACAAAGACGCTATGGCATATAACAGAGACTCAGCATTAGAACTACATAAAGATTATTCAGAAAATCAAAAGAACTGGGAAATGTTTATAAGAAGTTTTAATGGTGGTTATGATTATACACTAGGTCAATATTTAAATAGATATAATTTAGAATTAGATAATGAGTTTAATCAAAGACTCGCAAATACACCTTGCGATAACCATTGTAAAAACATAATACAAATTTATTCATCTTTTTTATTTAGAGAAAGAGCAAGTCGAGACTTCGGTAGTATGTCAGAAGAACCTAGTCTGCAACCATTTTTAAAAGATGCAGATTTAGAGGGCAATAACTTTAACACAGTAATGAAAACAGCACAAAACTATGCATCTATTTATGGTCATTGTTTTATGATTTTAGATAAACCAAATATACAAACGGCAACTAGGGCAGAAGAATTAAATCAAGAAATTAGACCCTATGTATCTATTGTTACTCCTGAAAATGTATTTGATTGGAACTTTGAAAGACAACCAAATGGTAAGTACATTTTAAACTACTTAAAGATTAGAGAAGAGGTAGATAGGAAAGGTGGTTCTTATATGCGTATTTGGTATCCTGATAAAGTTGATACCATATATGTAGAAGATGAAAGAACAGAACCAACATTAATAGCTACTGCCGAGAATCAGATTGGCAAAATACCAGCAGTTATTTTATACAATTCCAAATCGCATAAGAGGGGAATTGGTCAGTCTGACCTTGTGGACATAGCAGAGTTACAAAAAGCAATTTACAATGAGTATTCAGAAATAGAACAATTAATTAGATTAACGAATCACCCATCACTAGTTAAAACTGCAGGAGTAAATGCAAGTGCTGGTGCTGGAGCAGTTATAGAAATGCCTGACGAAATGGAACCAAATTTAAAACCATATTTGTTACAACCATCAGGGCAAAACTTAACATCAATTATGGACTCAATAACTAAAAAGGTTGAGGCAATAAATAGAATAGCACACACAGGAGCAGTTAGAACAACAAAACAACAAGTGTCATCTGGTATTGCATTACAAACAGAATTTGAATTGTTAAATGCTAGACTATCTGAAAAAGCAGATAACTTACAATTAGCAGAAGAACAAATGTTTAGGATATACGCAGAATACCAAAATACAAAGTTTGATGGTGAAATAAATTATCCTGATTCATTTAACATTAGAGATTACGCAACTGATTTATTAT